TCTATACCTAAACAAGTACCTTTGTTTCATTATATGATGACAGATGGTGGTATATGGTGGAGAGCACCTATATCAGCGTTTTGTAAAAAACCTGGTGTAAAAGAACTACCATTAAATGAATTAATGTTATGGGATTCTTTTAGTTATAACGTAAGTGTTACTAGATTTTATCAATTACAAGGATGTAAAATGATATACACATCTAGAAGACGTAAACAAAGAGAAGGTACATACTTATTTACAATTGATTGGTGTGCAGGTGACTATAATGAATTAGATTTTGGTTACTCAGAAAAACCAGATCAACATAAATGTGGACATGTAATAGAACTAGATGATGGTAATTACGCAATTCAACCCAACAATAGACTAAGGATCTTTGATCCTTCTATGGCAGCTGACCCTAGCAAACCTCTCATACATAGATTAGTTAATACTAGAATATGGTCTGTGGAAGATACATCTAAATGGATAACTGATGAGAATGAGGAAGGAAGTTATGACTATGAATACAAGGAGATAAAGAATGGCGAAGAAAAAGTCGACAGTAAATAAAGCAGGCAACTATACTAAACCTGGAATGAGAAAAAAAATCTTTAATAGGATAAAAGCACAGGCATCTCATGGTACAGCTGCTGGCCAATGGTCAGCAAGAAAAGCACAGGCTCTAGCTAAAGCATATAAAAAAGCAGGAGGAGGATACAAATAGTGATAGCTTTTATTAAAAAGATATTAGGTATTAGTGATCTAGAATATCAAGTTAGATTACTTCAAAGACAAAATTATTGGAGAGGTAAATACAAGGTACGAACATGAAAAAAGCAAAAGCAAAAATAAAAAAAGTTATTAAGGGTCTTAATAAAGCATCTAAAACACATGCTGCACAAGCTAAAACTTTAAAAGGTGTTATAGGTAATGGCAAAAAAAAGAGATCCTAAAGTAGGAACAGGCAAAAAGCCAAAAGGATCTGGTAGGAGACTCTATACAGATGAGAATCCTAAAGATACTGTTGGTATTAAGTTTGCGACTCCTGCTGATGCTCGTAAGACTGTTGCAAAGGTTAAAAAGATATCTAAGCCATTTGCAAGAAAGATCCAAATCTTAACTGTTGGAGAGCAAAGGGCAAAAGTTATGGGCAAAACACAGGTAGCATCCATATTTAAAAAGGGAAAAGATGCAATCAGAAAAGGGAGAAAAAAGTAATGGCACTTGCAAAGAGTCAGAGAAGCCTAAAAGCATGGGGCAAACAGAAATGGAGAACGAAATCTGGCAAGAAGTCTTCGGAGACTGGGGAAAGATATTTACCAGAGAAGGCTATCAAGTCAATGTCAGCTTCGGAATACGCAAGGACAACAGCAGCAAAAAGAAAAGGTAAAGCTGCAGGCAAACAATTCGTAAAACAACCGAAAGGTATCGCTAAGAAAACTAAAAAATATAGGAGGTATAGCTAATGCCAATGGGACCAGGGACCTACGGGTCAAAAAAAGGAAGACCTATGAAAAAGAAAAAAGTAATGGGTAAAAGAAAAAAACTAGACATGGACAAAGATGGTAAACTTACTAAAAAAGACTTTGCTATGTTAAGAAAGAAAAAGAAAAAGTAATGGCAAAGACACCAGCTTGGCAACGTAAAGAAGGCAAGAACCCCTCTGGTGGTTTGAATGCAAAAGGACGTGCATCTTACAACCGAGCAACAGGAGGAAACCTTAAGGCTCCTAGTAAAAAGGTAGGAAACAAAAGGCGTGCCTCTTTTTGTGCGAGGATGAAAGGGATGAAGAAAAAATTAACTTCCGCTAAAACTGCTAATGACCCCAATTCTAGAATTAATAAAGCACTTAGGGCTTGGAATTGTTAGTGTATTTTTATTTATAGAAATTTGTATGGCTGCTATAGCTGCTACAGAGACAGGCAACTTTCAATTTAAAGATGCACCTACTGCAAAAGCTGCTAACAATTTTTTTGGTATGCATGCTAACTCTAACTACATGAAAGAAAATCCTAAAGGATTCTTAACCACTACAGGTGGTGCTAATTTAAGAAAGTTTGCAGATAGTAAAGAAAGTATACGAGGATTTTTACAGTTAATAACTACAAGTGATCGTTACAAACCTGTAATAGATTCATCAGATAAAGTAGAAGAAATGTTTAAAGGTATGAGTCCATATGCGGAGAATCCTAATTATGTAAACTTGCTTTCAAATGTTTATCAAGATAGAATTAAACCAATAATAGAAACAGAAAATATGTTGGTACCAAAGAGAAAACCTTTGTTCCAACAAATGGATTATCTACAGTAAAATGGTAGCACCACTAGTAGCATTAGCACCTATAGTAACAGCAGTAGGTAGATTTGCTGTACCTTATCTAGCTAAAGAATTAGGCAAAATAGGTAGTAATAAATTTGTACAAACATATGGTAATGAGGCATTTACCAGTTTAAATGAGACATTAATTAAAAATACAACCATGGTAAATTCTGAAGCTATGCCAATGGTTAATCCTAGTTTTAAAGCACCTGGTGTTATTGCACCTGATGCTGAAGAAATGGAGAGAGAAGCAGAAAAGATTAGGGAGATGACTAAACCTATAGGTTTTCCTGCTGAACCACCTATAAAACCTGATATAAAAACAGGTGAGACTACTCCACCTAAAATAGATACAGTAGAGGAATTTCCTGCAGAAGAAGAAAAATTACCTAACATAGAAGGTTTCCCATCAGATACACAGAAGCTCCCTATTATCTTTGAACAAAGAGATGTTAAAAAACAAACAGAGCAAGCACTAGAACCCAAAGTAGAATTTGGGTCACTAACAGAAACAGAAAAACAAACAGCAAAAGCACTCATGGGTGATAAACCAGAGTTCTATTCTCGTGCTGTTGATGCTATTAAGAATGCTAAACAAAATAAATTTACTAAAGGTAAATGGAAAAGTATTGTACAAAGTAATTCTACTAAAGAAGAAATGGATTACCTAGGATTATCAGAGTATCTACAAGGTAACGAATCTATAAGTAAACAAGACTTATTAGATTTTGTAGAGCAAAAAAATATTGCAGATAAACTAAGTGTAGTAGAAGTACCTTTAGAAGACCAATATGATTTTAGCCAGTTTTCAATTGGTGGTGCAGGTGGTAAAAGGGCTGTAAGTAATTTACCATATGACTATGCAGTTAATCCTACTGGGCAAAAATTACAAGAGGGATACAAATCCACTGTAGAGCAGTATGTTTTTCAAGTAGATGGGCCCGAACAATGGTCAGCTGACCCTGCTCATTTCTCTAAAGAATATGCAAAGAACGCTATAGCCCATGCTAGAGCACAGACAGGATACTTTAATGCTGATGCTGTAGAAAAAAGATTAAATGCAAAAGAGGCTGATGGTGTAACATTAACTAGCGAAGATAAGATTTTAAAAAATGCATCTAGACAATTAGAAGATACTTTTATTGTAGATGAAATACAATCTGATATGATACAGCAAATACAAAAGAAAGGAATTATAGAAGATTATGACATAATAAAAAATGAAGATCTAGAAAATTATTTTAAGAAAAATAATATGGAATATTCTATCGAGTACGACCCAAGTGTACAAATGGATATACTACGTTTTCCTATATCTGGACAAGTTGCTGGACGTCCAGGTGTAGTAAGAGGTCTACCATTAAAAGGAGAACAACTATATCCACGTTATGAAATATTTAAAAAAGATAATAATTTTCACGTAGAATCTATTCTTCCAGAAACTTATGAATACAGTGGTAAACAAAATCTTACAAATGATGAAGCAGTAAAAAAATATTTAATAAAAACTGGTGAATATGGTGTGCCAGGTTTACCAATAACTGAATCTAAAAAGTATGTAGAGCTAGTATTAAATGCTATGATAAAAAAAGCAGTAGAAAAAGATTTGGATAGTATTGGTATAACTAATGGTCAGATACAATACGATAGATATGAGGGTCAATCAGAAGAAGATAAAGAAGGTTTAAAAAAATTTTATGATGAGATTGTATTTAAGCAATTAGAAAAAATTGCAGATAAATATAATGTAGAATTAGAAACTGTAGAGTTACCTGGAAAAACAGGACCAAAAAATTTTGATGATGTTGGTTTAAATGAACCTACAGAACAATCAGATTCTTTAAATATAACTCGTAGAACTCAAACAGCATTAAGAGATGGGTTTGTTTTACGTAAAGTAAACTATAGTACATTAGCAAATACAATTGAAAGTATAAATCGTGGAACTGTAGAAGGCGACCCACTTCCTGACAATGCTACACTCCCAGATTATGCAAGCATATTTACTGAAACAGGTAGAGGTGCAGGTGATAATATTTTAGATACACTTATTGATGATAATCCAGATATAGAAAATGAAAAAGATTATTATATGTGGATAAAACCAGATAGTGAAATAGATAAAGCAATAACAAAAGCTAATGCGGGTGAGTTAATGAGTTTAGCAAGAGTATGGAATAATAGAGATATTAATTTACAAATGCCCATATCATCAGTTGTTCCTTCAGGTGGCACAGATATAAATAGCTATAATTCTTTTATATCTGAATACTTTGATGAAAAAGGACCTGATCTAAAGTACATGCATGAAATTATCAAAATGAAACTACCAAAAAAATTACAAAAAGATATATTAAGCAAACCAATTAAATTAAGTAAAGCTAAGACACAAACAGATAGATTATTTGCATAAAAAAGGGGAGCCATAAAGACTCCCCCGTAGCAAGGCAACAACAAGGCATCTAGAGTATTTACTCTGGGTGCCTTTTTTTTTGGTCAACCAAATTCTTAAACTTTTTGTATGAGTTGTTTAATATCATCTTGTAGTTTTCTCCCAACAGCATTAGCATGATTAATTACAGCGGCACATAGATTACCATGATAAGGATAACCTTTTAATGCTTCTCTAACTTTACCTACAGGTTTACCACCATAATCAATCACAATAGCATTGTCTTTGTTTAGACCAATCTTTAATTCAAATAATATACCAGTATACTTATCTAAATTATTTTTTTCCATTATCTTTCTCCCCAGCTTTATGCTCAAAAGGTACAAGTGAAGCTAAACTATTCATAATAGTTACAACTTCAGCGTATGGTCTAGTCATTAGGTATTTCATAATATCTTTTAATTGTTCAGAATTAATAAGATACTGTCTTGGTTGTGGTTGTTTGTCCATCTATCCTCCTATTAAAATGGTATATCATCATCGTTTGGATAATGCTTTTCAATCATACTTAATTTATCTTCTGCAGATGCTATAGCTTCTAACTGTTTATCTATTTCATGTACAAACTGTGGGTGCTCACCTATACCTACAGATTTATTTAGATATATTTCAATAGTAACTTTAGCCACACTTATATCTGCTTCGTATCTTTTTCTAAGTGCATCCATAAACGCATCTCTCATTATTCCCTCCCTTTAAATTGATAGTATTTATTTTCTACTAATTCCTCATCATCAAGATAAGGATTAGACTTTGCAGCATTAGACTCTCTTGCATCTCTAATAGTTTGATTCAAAGTTCTACCTTGTCTCAAACAACCTGCAACAAAATCTTCTACTTCTATTATCGCCTGTTTAACTTGTCCCATTGCTGACCTCCTTTATTAATCTATTTAAATACCAATGTGCCTTTTGTAAATCTTCTAAAGGCTCACCTTTAAATTTATATCTAGAAACATACTTCAAGATATTACCTTTTAAGTATCCATGAAACTCATCATTAGTCATACAATCTGTAATAACATCTATAGTTTCTTTTCTACCATGTAAGTAGTGTGCAGGTGCATTTACATTATCATACCTAACTTCATTCTCATATGACATATCATGACTATGATCTATTCTCTTATCGTATACTCTTTTACTTTTTACCATACTCTCTCCTAATAGTTTTAATATCAATTGTTTCTATATTATAATTACCATCTTTAACTTCTCTTTTAACAATCAAACCACTCCACCACATATGCTGTGTATCTCTTGCAAAGTGTTCATCATGAGATAGATAACATCCTGCAGATAATCCATGTAGCTTTTTGCCATTTGGTAATGTAGATATAGCGTAATCTAACAAATGACTATGGCCCACTGTAGCAGAAACTTTGTGTTTTGTCAAGAGACTTCTGCCAATATTTTCTCCAGATATAGCTGATCCCATAATACCAGAAGGGAAGTGATGTGCATAATGAATACCATCTACAACTTTCATTTGTTTGTAAGGTACTTCTTGCCAACCATACTTTCTAAATTGTAAGTCAGATATTTTTAATGTGCCATCTAACTCTGGGTTTTCATCCACGAATCTATCTATTCTATCTTCATGATTACCATGTAGCATTATCTTCCTAGGTTTATGCTTACCTAAACCTTTATTAAATAAAGCTAATGCTTCATGTGAATGCTGCATATCTCTTTGATATCGTCTACCTTCAAATGATTTCTTTGCTCTATCATAACTGGATAGAGAATCCATACTACAAAAATCACCCATGCATATTACATGTGTAACTTTAAAATCTGCAGCTAGTCTACCTGCCCATAGAAATCTATCATTGCTTGCTTTAGGTGTGCAATGAGGGTCACCCATCACTAAGTGTGTTGCCATTAGTTTAACTCCTTGTCTCGTTTCATTTTTAAGTATTCAAGAAAATCAATAACATTAGATTCATCATCAAATTCTGCAACAGAACTGATAGACATAGTATCGTTTTTCTTTTTATCTTCAGCAAAACCACGAAGGCCCCATAGAAACGTTGAATGGGGGTCGGTAGTTGCCATTTTTATCATGCCTCTAGCTATAGTAGAACATAATTCATATTGCTCTGTGGACATTTTAGATTTACTATCCATAATAATACCACAAGTAAAACCTTTTTGCCAAGGGCTAACTATAACCTTGACTGAATTTATTGCACTAATCTTTTCTTTCTTTTTCATTCCAATACCTATCATGGTTTTCACTATCGTATTCTAATACTTTGTGCTCAAAGCCTCTCTTCATACTAGATTTACCAAAGTGCTCTGCTTTACTTTCATCATCAAATAAATTATTACTAAATAATTTATAGTCTTTATCTTTCTTACTTTTAAATACTACAAAATATAAATGCATATTATAAATATTAAAAGAGTCAATGGTGAATAGACCCCTCAAACTATCCACCACTAAACTCTACGGTTTCCTCCCTAGGATTTGTAACAGAAGTGTACCAAACCCATTTAGGATTTTTACCTTTCGATTGCTGTTGTGGTAACAACTGCAATTTATCGCTTCCCCAACAAGGAAGTTTGTATGGGCAATAAGAACACACAAAGCCCAAAACTCTATTACCAGTAGGTTTACTTCTAAATGTTTCTGCTATGTCATCAAAACATCTTTTAAAAGGTTTACCTTCTCTGATCGCTTTAACGTTATCTTTAGCTGTATCTAATGCTTTCTTTTTATATTCACTATGTTGTTGTGGAGTCTCACAAACAGTCCATTCACCTGTTGATTTGTTGATAGCTATCCAGCCACCAAAGTTTTTTTTCTGACTCTCTCCATATAAAAATCCCTGTGACGCATAACCAAAGGAATCTTCTTTGACAACTTCAGTAAAACCTCCTGCCTCACC